TTCTGTTGGTCTTGAGATTGGTATTACATTATCATATTGTCGCAATAATCCATCAACTGCATTTACTTCATTAGAATTTTTATAATAAGAATCGTGATTTCCTACTATATTATAAACTGTAATTCCCAATTTTTCAAATCGGTCATAAACATTCTTTTTTGCCCATTCAAGTGCCCAATAATCAACACCCTTCCGATTATCAAAAGCATCACCCAAATGAACTACTGTTTTGATTTTTCTTTTTTCTAATGTAGCGAAAAATACTTCACCATAAAATTTAGCAAAGTAATCGTGAAAAGATTTATTTGCTTTCTTGAATCCATAGTGAGTATCCGTTATGAGTCCAAGTTTCATTGATTCATCTTAATATGTACATTATCTTTAATCGTATTGTAATCAGAATTAAAACCACTTTCATCTGATGTAAATACTTCTTCAAATCCACTACGTTCAATTAGTTTATCTTTAATTTCCATTTGCCTCTTCTCCCTTTGAATTCTGCGAAGAAAAGCATAATAAACAATCTGAGTAAAGTAAGCAAATGGATTAGTTCTTTCTACATCAAAATTATGAATGTATTGAACTGCATTTTCCACTCCATCACTTATCATATCTTCACGAAACATATAATTTACAAAGTTCGGACGATATGAAAGGTGTGTAGCAATTTTTAAAAAGCAATCTCCCAAATAATTTGGTATTCTTGGTTTTCCTTCCCAGGGTCCATTGTTTGGAGGATACTTGTCATATTTTTGGAAATATTTTTCCTTTGCAATATCAATTTTCATTTTGTATGCAATTAAGGCATCATGAAAATCTTTATTATTTACATAATGTGGATTTTTTCTTTCTTTCATTATTTTATGAATTTTAATTTATCTCTATTATACCATAATATTTCTTTATCTGTAAAGACTTGACATTAGTTTTGGTAACAGTTAGAATCACTCTGTTAGGGTTGATAGATAAGTTATATCTTTAAGTATTAGATGATTTATAAAGTTTTTCCAAAGATATTCTAGCTTCAGAAATGGAAGAAATATATCCCATATTAGGACTTATTTTTGATTTATTAGTTTTTTTATTTACATCTTTAATATATTTTTCATATACTTTAATGATTGAAGATTCATTTACTTCCGTCATAGTGATAATTTTTTCCATATCCACAATAAACATTGTGTCATCTGTAAGTTTCATCCAAGGAACAACTTTAAGTGCGGTCATTCCAAGTTGTTTCATGGTAATAGTTTCCATTACAACTGGATTGTCTAAAATTAAGATAGTTCTATCTTCTTCTTCACAAGGACAAACTTTTGAGAAAACTTCTTCTCCGGACACCATTTTTATAGCTGCGTAAAATTCTTCTTCGTACATTTTAATTTTTAAAGTCTATTTGAATAATTTCATAATTAAATTTTTCTTCATTATAAATTCGAATTCTTTCTACAAGATGATTCAATGTATAATTTTTCTTTGATTTGTAAGTAGTATCATCTGCTATATCATATAATATTGCTTTTGTCTTACTTTCACTTGTCCTTAGAACTCTACCAATTGATTGTAAATTTCTAACTCTAGATTTTGAGGGAGAAGCAAAGACAACATTGTGCAGGTTTTTAATATTAATTCCAGTAGAGAATGTGCCATAAGATGCAACAATAATTGCATTATTTTCTTTTTCGGTAATTGCTCTTACTTGTTCTCTCTCTTCAGCATCCACTCCACCATGAACAAAAAATATTTTTCTTTCATCTGATGCTGAACTATTTATGAGTTCATAGAGAGGTTGTCCGTGAGTTTCCACACGATTAAAAAGAACTAAACTATTTCCTTTTAGATCCAAAGTCAGATTTTTGATAAATTTATTTCTTTTTTCGTGGGTAATCAAATACTGAATTTCTTCTTCATATTCATCAAATTTTTGTGGGTTGTGCTTCAACAAAAGAACTTTAATATCTAATTTTGATAGATGACCCTTTTCTATGAGTTCTTTTGTGTGTGTGACTTTGTAAGAAGGACCAAACAATCCTTCAAGAACCCATTTATGCGTCTGAGACCCATCTAGAGTGCCCGTGAACCCATATCTGTATTTGGTGTTATCCATCTTTGTCATAATGCCTGTAATAGACTTGCTACGGGCAAGATGGCACTCATCTATGATAACAGTGTCAAAAGTATTAAAGAACTTTCTATCCATTTTATAAAGACTTTGCCAAGTTGAAATGGTTACACTTTTATCTGTTTGTTTTTCTTTTCCTGAGTAAATTTGATGACAGTTCTCATTCACATCCCACCCATAATCTTCAAAATCTTTATAGATTTGACTTACAAGAGAAGTAGTTGGAACAATAATCAAAGTATTCAAATCTTTGTCTGTATAATAACGAACCAAAGAATAAATCATCAAACTCTTTCCACTTCCAGTTGGAGAGATTAAAAGTTTACGATTATATTTCAAAGCATCATAAACTCCATCAATTTGATAATCTCTTGGCGAATACTTACAAATTGAATTGATGTAATCCTTTACACCTTCTTTGGATATATTTTCATTTTCTTCAAATGGATCTCCGTAGAATTTATTATGTTTGAACTCTACTTTGTAATCAGATTTTTTTGCCCAAGATACAACTTTATCAAGTAGTCCAGCATAAATTTCTCCAGTGTGATTGCTGTATAAATGAATTTTTCCATCCCAGTATTTGTTTCTGTACTGAGGCATAAATTTTGCGCCAGGAACTTCAAAAGTGAAATAATCAAATAACTCTTGATGTATATGCGGATCTGCTTCTATTTTTAGATAAATTTCATTCTTTTTTTGTATAATTAAATCAACCATAACCTGCAGTGAACCTCATATATTCAATACTATTTTTAATTTGATAAGACCTATTCATTATTGTTTTTAGAATACTATCCAAATAACTTAACATTGTTTGATAATACTCCATTTTGGATATGGATTTTAAAATGTCCTCATCGGCATCCATATACTTATCTATATCCTGTCTCAATACCTTATAATCAAATGGATTTTTTATATAAATTTCTGGGTCTGATTTTCCAGAAAAGTACATCCATTTTTCTTTTTTTAATATTTTAAATTTGTTTTCTTCTAATTTTTTGAGAAGAAGAATATTGTTATAAATTTTATAATATTTTGCGTGAAGTGAAGGAATTTTAATAGATTCTTCGTGTAAATTGTCCGGGTCTATTTTTGCGTCTTCTTCCCATAACGATTGAATTTCATCAAGATTCATAAATCATAAAACAACTATATCATATATAGAATACTTAAATTGGACGCTTGCAGTCACATAATTGATGTCAGATTCCTTTGAATTAAATTGAACGGTAGATAAACTTATTGGAAATAAGTCTTTAAAATGAACTTGTGATATAATATTAAAATTACTATTGTAGATGAATAAAGTAGCATCGGAGTATTCATTATATGAATTTTTAGCAGCATTATCTGGCAAATACTCATCATTAGATTTCAAATCTATAAATTCTTGAATACTATATGGATATCCAAGTCCCCTTAACCACTTATGAACTTCAAGATAGTTTTCCAAATTTTCATCTATAAAAAATTCTAAAGAAAAATCATCATAAGATATTTTATCACCTGGAACTGGAATGTCTTTGAGGTATGTTGGTTGCATCGCAACACCAAGATTAATTCCTGGAATTTCTGCTGTATTTGAAAAGAAGTCTACTTTTGGCAATTTTGTGACAGAAAATTTGAATCCAACTGGAGATAAAAAATTTCTATTTGATAATTGCTTAGACCAAGGAGTTTGGGACATTTTTATTTCTATTTAGATATAATCCCATCTCGTCTTAACTGAAGGATTTAAACAAGATCTGGATATTGATTTTAAATTTTGCCCCACATCTTTTGATGCTTCAGTAGCCGAGTTGTATATTTTTCCAGTAATTTTATCTTTAACTTTTTTTGAATTTGCTATTCTTGTTGCATTTTTTACGTGTTCTGGGCAAGGGATTCCGTATGTTCCTCCATCTCCGCCCAAAGTAGCATTATATTCTGGTTTTAATTCTTTTATCCAATATATTTCTCGCAATCCAGATTCTTCATTATTGCATTCTTCTATTATCTCCCAGTTAAATCCATTTTTTCCATATTTTCTTAAAGCATTTGAAAATGGAATATTTGAGTTTTTATTTTTTGAATACCAAATATGTTGACTTATTCTTTTATGCAACTTATCATAAGAAGTCTTTCCTACATATTTTTTATTATTTTTTATATTAGTTGCAAGATAAATAAAAGACATTTTTAATAGGTTATCTACATTAATATTTATAAAAAAACCTCCCATTTCTGGGAGGTTGATGTATGTAAAATTAATTTTTACATTAAGTTGTCAACGCGAACACGACGGTAGTAACGGTTTGCATTAGCAAGAAGACGACCTGAACCTTGAGCGGTGCCTTCAGCAAATGGGTTAGCAACGATTCCGTAACGAGTCTTGAATCCAATTTTTGGTTGGAAGCTGTTCTCACCAACGGCACGAACCATTTGGAGAGGAACATAAGGACAATAGAAGAGACCAGCATCATAAGGTGAAGAACCCTTATAACCTACGACGTAGTACTGGTTAACAGATACGTTTGCAGAATATGGGTCAATATAGACCTTATACTTGCCTTGGAGAACACCAGCGAAGGTGCTTCCGGTGTCATCAACGTTAAGATTAGCGTTAAGAGCAGGGGTGTAATCAAGAACACCTGCCATGGTGAGTGCAGAAGCAACGTCAGCAGAGCAGAGGATCATGTTGCCCTTTCCACGACGAGTTCTTTGTGCGATTGCGTTAGCATCGCGCTCGATTTGGAAAAGAAGACCCTTGAACTTCTCAACAGACCAACGACCGTTGGAGTCAACGTCAAGGTCAAAGATACCAGCGGTTGCAGTATTAACAGCAGCGCCTTGCTCGGCAATCTTGTAGATTGTACGAATAACTTCTCTGTTGATTTCCGCAAGGATTTCAGTTGAGAGAATGTTAGCAAGTTCTGCTTCTGCGTTTAGACCGTGGATAGCTTTGAGGTCTTGAGCGAGTTCTAGTGAATACTCAGCTTTCAATGCGCGTGACTTTGCAGTAACGGTGACTTTCTCGATTGAGAATGCCATCTGGTTGAACGCACTAGCGCCACTACCATCAAGATTTTCAGCATCGCCAGTGTTCATGCCTTGACCAGTAGCATAGCTAGCGGTTCCTGCGGTTCCAACTGGGTTAAGAAGACCTGGATTTGTACCTGCTGGATTTGAAGTAGTACCGAAACCAGCAACACCATCAGTGAAGGAACCAGTGAGGTTCTGACCTGCATTCTCACCAGAGAATGAAGTATCTACTTCGTTGAAGAATGCTTCAGTTCCGGATTGGTTGGTGTAACGTGAACGCATCGCAAAGATAAGTCCAGTAGGACCGTTCATTGGTTGTACGCCAGCGAGGTCATAAGCGACCAAGTTGGGCATAGAACGACGAATCAAGCTGATTAGAACGGGATCAAAACCAGCAACAGGTCCAGTAGCAACAGCTCCAGTACCAGTATTTGAGAAACCACCAGTACCAGCTGAGTTAGTTGGAGCTTCATAAAGGAACTCGCGCTCCTCTCTTTGGAATTTTTCTTGGTTTTCTAGCAGGACTGCGGTTACCATTCTACGATGTGAGTCCTTGATTTTATCAAGACCCTCATAATTAAGGAGTGGTGCCCACTTCTCCTGCAATTGTTCTGCATTGAACATTTGCATTTGTTTTACCTCTTTTGAAAATTGTTAGTTTGATTTATGATTTAAAAATCACTTTTTAGAAACTCTGGAAAGTGTCTGAAGATAAGATTCCATCACACCAGAAACTGGTTGAGTATAATCAGCTTCTTCAGAAATTACTTCCGAATACCCTCTTTGAGCGCCAGCATTTCTTGGAAAGTATGCTTCCCTCAATGTTGCTAACTTCTCACGATAGTCTGCCTCACTTTCAAACTCAACACTTTCAGATAGGGAAGCGAGTTTATCTTTCTGGGAGGTCGCAAGACCTTCAGAAACATCACTTAAAATTACATCGGCAACCGATTCTGCTAGTCTTTGGTTTAGAGCAATATTTCTTTCGATTTGCTCATTGAGTTTGGTCTCCATTTCATCAAGTTTATCTACCATACTCTCGATTACATCATATTTATCTTCAGGGATTGTTACATAATGTTCTTCAAAAAGACCCTTCATTCCTTGAAGGAATGATTCGGTCATTTCAGTTTTAAGTCCTTGCTCTACAACAAGGGCATTTTCCTGTAGCCACTCATCGGCTACATACTCAAGATAAGAATCAACTCTTTCAGTCAATTCTGATTTGATTTCTTCAACTTGCTCAACAAGTTGATTTTCATAATGTGATTCTAAAGATTCATATATTTCAGAAATCTTTGAATTGATTGCTGCTTCAAAAATTAACTTTGCTTTATCTCTAAATTCTTCAGATAGTTCTTCACCGGCAAGAAGAGCATCAACATCTTCTTCGATGCTAATGGATTCATCCATTTTTTTCTTGCCATCTTCTTCGTCATCTTCATCTTCTTCATCATCTTTTTCAGATTTTTTAGAAGATTTTTTCTTTTCTGCCTTTTCGTCTTCATCTTCGGTATCTTCTTCTTCTTCTTCGGCAGCTTCTAGGAGTTCTTCATCTTCATCATCATATTCAGAATCTTCTTTTACCGCACCAGTTTTCATTGCTTCTGCTGGCTTTGCTCCTTTATTTACAACATCCTTAACTTGCTTAAGGGTTGCACCAGGAGTCTTAAGTTTAGCAGAATCATCATCTGGCTTGTAATTCTCTGGTGTTGGTCCACCAAGATCTTCCCAACTACCAGTTTGACCATCAGGAATGCCTGTGCTCAACTTTTGCATTGGTTCTGCTGCCTTTGC